CTACCTGGACAGTCTTGATCAGGTTACGCACAGTTGCATTGGTTGAAGTAATGGTTGAACCGGAGAAACTGAACGCACCAGTGGCACCTGTAAACAAGGTTGCTGAGTCCAGTGCAGATACATTCATGTTCGCTTCTGTCGGTGAATTCACCTTGTTTGATATGGCAATCAATGATAATCGATGTGTATCAATAATAGGAGACAATGCATCATTGGTGCTTGATATTTGAGCACTGAATGCCAGAGATTTATTGCCACCAATGGATAATGTCTCATTGATACCGGAAGCAACCATTGATGGTGCATATAGTGTATTTGTTTCATTTGCCAAACAACCTTCAAAGGCACCCAGTGTATATGGAGTTTGTGATCCATCCACTGACTTACCCGAAGTCATTTTGATTGAGTAGTTTGACGTGGTCTCTGTGAATAGTTGACTCTGTACAATTGGATGGAATGCATCGTACTGTACATTTTTAGTTGCTCTAACTGTATCACCACCAAAGTATCCAGTTGTATTGGCATTGGTAGTTGTGGTGATTGTATATGAATCCAAATCAACATTACCGATAACGTGGGATGCATATATTTCAGTGACCGGAATACCGGCAATAGGGGCAGCAATATAGTATGCACCAGTAGTGATAGGATCACTCAAGGATGGGACAGTAACTGCAGATCCAGCGACTAAGGTTATTGTAGTTTGACTTCCGACACTTGCAACTACGCCAATCTTTACTCCACCAGAATTATATAGAACTGTGCCAGCACCAGTTGTGCCTGTCCCAATTGCTGTTTCAAATGCGGTGGCAACACCTGTAACTGCCGTGCTGGCTGCCGTCACAGAAATAGTACCAACACCGGCAACACCTGTAATGTTCGCAGTTGTCAGGTTAGTTAATTCCACTGTGGATCCAACCGGCATTCCGTGATCTCTATGCCACACTCGCACTGTGTTTGATCCTGACTTTACTTCAATTGGAGCAACGTCCAATGTATCATATGGTAGTACATCATTTACAAATTCAACATTACCAACAACACCTGTATCAAACTTTGCGCGCCAGATAGTGAACTTCAAATCCTGGTCCTGATTGGCAGTCCAGGTAGACGCATTCTGAGACTTGAACAGAACACCGTTGTATGGTTGCTCGGATATTGTCTGGGATGAATCTGGTATTGCATCACCCATATTTGATATCCAAACCTTATAGTTACTGGAATCACTTAGCAAGACCACGCAGTATTCTTCCTTATCCTGAACGAATACTGGACTTGGGAAGGTGAATGTGGTCTTTGTATCGTACTTTGGTACTTCATCGGTCAGTCCAGTTGCTCTATCAACGATAGACACGATAGTGGTAGAAAGGTTTACATCCTCTGGGTTCAATGATACACGGGAGAATGGTAATACTCGTTTGCCTGGATACCCGTTCACTACTTCACGTAGTTCCATTGTGACCGGAATCTTGGTATCCTTGCTAGCAAAGAATACATCAATCTTAGTAATGAATGCACCACCGGCAGAATCAATTAGGAACGTCTGTGCCAATGGATCATACCAACCAGTGTCAGATACAACTCTGCTTCCAGTTTGGACAATAGTCTGGGTTGCATCGACACGCTCATTCACCAATTCGGCATTTCTTGTTGCCTGAACTGTTGCCTGTTTAGTCTCAAGTATACCAACAGCATTGTATTGAGTTCTGCCCCTGGAGGTATATGCACCATCAACGGTGCTGACATCGACCAACTTGAACTCTTTATTACCAGTCCTGAATCTGTGTGCCTCAGTATTTGGGATATTGAATAGTAGACTTATCTCACCGGCAAAGTTAGTGATCAATGACTGACCGATAGTTGCAACGGTTGGTGTTGTGCTAACAGATCCAATGGCAGAACTGACCGATCCTTGAATGACATCATTTATAAGGAATGCACCCTTGATATTGGAGAGGTGCAGTGTTCTGACACCAGTAGGAGGGTTGGTATCGATATCATAGTCCTTACCGACAACAACTGCAGTTGCAGGTGATGTAGACTTGGTATATGGGATCCATGTGCTGGTATCTGTATCATAACGACTTGATACAAATAATAAGTCACCCTTATTCAAACAAACCTGAGAATCACCATCAATCATTCTAGGGAGTTCAGCAGAATCACCACCCACATTCAACTCGGTATTAAATACTCCGGATGTCAGTGAATAGGTAAGTTTTGTGGACGGTGTGCAATATGATGCAATATCAACACCATCAAAGAATGGATAGAACCTTGTTGCTGGTTTTAGACCACGGATCTGGACAAGTATGTTCCTTGATCTGATATATGGAATAACGGCAGTTGATAATACCTTATCCTGCAATATCTTAGTATCAATCTTGGCAACTACAGATGTTTTGATACCTGTTCTTGATTGTCCGATTGGAGTTGCTGTTGCGGCAACTGTCATTGTTCGTATTGGACCCCTTCTGCCTGCTCTTTGAGTGGAGGTACTTCTACCTGTCTCAACAGTTGTGCCAACCCAAGAATTTTGCCATGCGTTCCAGACTGTACCAAGTACCCCTGCTTTTTCTGCAATGGTATACATCATATCGAAGTTACCCTCAACATTCTGAATAATATCAGGTCTGCGATCTACCTCGAACCATTCATCAGATGATGGATTGATTTTCACATCACCCAAGAAAGTGAACACGGCAAATGGGTTGATATTCTCAAGTCTTGATGCGTACTTTTGCTCCACTAACTTGACGTGTTCAAGTACCGGCAATGTAATAACATCACCATATAGTTTATAATTCGCAGTTGCACGACCTGCGTCATTTGTATTCTTTTCGATTAGGTTTACATTATCCATTGTGAAGAATGGACGGAGTTCTGCATTCTCTGCATCAACTGAACAGAGATAATCCAACGAAGTGGTTTCACCCACGCCATGTCCGGTGAACGCATCAACTATGAACCCATTTTTAAACCTGCTTAGACCGGCAGCATCAGTGATTGCCAGGGATTCAGTCTGTTGTTCCAGTAATGATAATGATGTGTAGTATTCCAGGTTGTCAATTCGTTTTTCAAGTTTGCCAATATCACGCATTGTATATCGTTTGTTATCAATCTTGTTTACCTGTACACTACCAACCTCAGTTGAGAAAGTGTAGGGTTCAATTGATAGATTATACAATACCATTGATAGTGATGGATCCTCTGGTAGACCAGGATTCAATGCTGATATACCAACCACATCCGAGAATACTCCGGCAAAGTTCAATGCAATTTTGTCTCTGCGTCCTAGATAATAGGTAAAGTCAGATCTAACATCAATACCACGTTTTGGTATATGATTTGATGATGTATCCAATGTGAATGTAACACCATCATCACTAATGGTAGGTCTAAAGTCTATGGCATCGCGCAATTCCGGTGTGATGTCCTCATATCTAACATCTGCAGGATATGAATTTACTGTGTAGTAATCACCGGCACCGTGGGTGAAGTAATCAAATGTAACCTCAACAGGTGCTTCCGGTGCGTTGAATGATGGAATTAAATTCAACCGAGCAATATCATAATGTGAGTCACGGTGACCACTGTCTATAGTGAATCGATCACTGATATCAATGGAGTAGGTTGATCCTGATGACACAAAATCTCCAGATTTCATTTTGATACTGGTGACCTTTATCAGATCTGCCTTACCCAACATCAATACCTTGGTAGTTGCCTCGGCAAGTGTGTCAAATGTTTTAGTTGTAGAGGCAGTTGCCTTTGATCTTTCTGTAAGTGTTGCACCAGCCTTATTTATTGCAACAGAGACCGTAAATGATTTATTATCGTATGTTGGACTCGCAAACCCAATAGTTAAATTAGGTCCAGATGGCACTATACTTAATGGCAATACAACAGCACCAGTTGCATTATTGACGCAAAGGTAGTTGTCATTATCTGCGATAGAAGCAAATGTACCACCACCACAGGAACTGCTACTCAAGGTTAACTCTGCATTACCAACCCCACCGGCAGTAGTAGTAGTTCCTGTAATTTTCCCCGATACAGTATATGAGTTATCGTTTTGATTTATTGATGATCTTACAGATTTGATTGCATAGTATGGAAATGGAAACACCAATCCTGTGTTCTGTGGTTCATAAACTGCAGTCTTCACTAATTTGATTGTTAGACCAGTTGCGGTTGGAGCAGTATCAACGGTCAATGTTTCCTGAGCAGTTATTGTGACTACCCTACGCAATTCCAATCCAAGGTAAATGTAATCACCCTCAGATAGATCTGTTTGGAATGATGTGCCCTGACCAGTGATAGTTGTTGTGACGTAAGTATATGTACCGACAAGTTGAGTGGTCACTGGACTAATGTCAGCAGTGAAACTCAATGGAGCAGAACCACCACTGTAGTAAAATGACTTCACGTGCCGGTTGAAATCTTTGCCGGCAATCATTACAACGTCAAATACAAATAGTTTGTATATGGCAGCAACAGAACCAATTGTGCCATTGTCCCATTCTACACCACGCACTCTACAGGTACCAATCTTAGTACCCACTGGAGTTCCACGACCGGCAGAATCTGTTATGCGATCATATAGATCAACAGTTGCAAATGTTTCATAGTTTGGCAGGTTGTTTAGGTTATTGACTAATACATAGTTACCAACAGTTGCCGGTATAACAGCATTATTCACCGAAACAAAATCTCGTGCCTTATCAACGGCAACATATTCTTTGGCAACCTTTTCAACTTCAAATCCCTGGATGTATGCCTTGCCTGGCTCCAGACCAATGGCAAGTTTAGCAGCATCACCGTCAAGGTATACACCACGATTGTATGCAGGTGCTTCATTGTATAACCAGTTTACGCCAGTAAAACTTGCTCCATCCCACGCAGATCCAGAGAGGTGGGTCGGGGCAGGGGTGTTTAATGATGTTGCAGAATTCTTGGCAACATATGTATGCCCCGCATTGGTAACAATATCACCAATCAAATATGGAGTTGGAGTTGCACCCGCGTATTGACCTCTATTGTTATTTCTATGCTCACGGACATCAATGGTGAAGTCTGAAACGGTATAGTTACCGGACTCATCATAGGTGCGACGTGCCAAAGTTTTTTCCAGTTCAGCATATGCGGTATTGACGATTTGTTTATTTACAATACCATCAGTTGTCTGGAGCAATTCAATGAAATTATCATCGGATGTGCTGGTAGGTGATAACTTAGATAGAATTAGATCAATGAAATATCTATGGGCACCAGGTGCTGCATAGTTGAAACTTGTCTGAGCATTATCCAGAAGTGTGTCATCATCCTCCGGTATTATCTTTTGCTCATCAATTGTTAGACCAACTCTATAATTTGGAGAATTTGTATACTTGTCTAATAGTAATGTTTGAGCATCACAGAGTACATAGTATCCATTGACGTAATAAACGCCACGTTCAATTGCTGCGGCAGAACCAGTGCCAGTTGCAGATGAAGAGGATGTAGTTACTGATTTACCAACTGTTGGGATAATTACTTCCGCATTGGCAAAGACTTTTGTTGTACCATTTGTACCGGAGTTTGTATATCTAACATACAGTGTTGTTGGATCTGTGCCAGTGGCATGTTCAACTTTCAATACTAGAGCAGTCATACCACTTGTTCCACCAGTGATGACTTGACCCTCGAAATCTGCAATATAGGTTTCAATTGCTTCAGCATTATAGGTTGGTTGAATCTTTACATAATGATACTCTGTATCCAATGAAATCTGACCAGGAATAACCATGGCACCCTGCTTGAATAGGTGATCGCCATTTTTCTTGATTTGGTTTTGGAGGATAGACTGTAATTGGGTCAGTTCCCGTGCCTGGACAGCGTAACTTGGTCTGAATAGGATCCGATGAAACTTATTGTTTTCATCAAAGTCATCATTGTAGGGTTCAGTATTCCAGTTGATCATTTTGTGCTTTCTCGAGGTAAGTTTATGTAGACTACATTATATTTATTAGAATTTCAATACGGTACGAAGGGAAACGATTTGTTCTGTACTCGGGGAAAATGCCTGCTTATTATCAATAAACAGAAAGTCGCCGGAGTATTTATCTATGGTTGGTTCCGTCACTGTTGATACAACAAAAGAAGCAGAATCATTTCTAATAGTTGAGTTTATTATTACGGGGATGTTATCCAATGATTGTACAAGTATGGCACTGCCTGCATCTGAGTGAGATACAATTCTGAATCTTCCTTGGTTTGATGATCCATAATTTACATATACTATAGAATCAATTGGATATAGACCTATATCAAGAGTGGTAGTTGAGGAAATAACCCAACAAGCAGAGGCATTGGATGAAGTTAGTGTGTAAGTAGATCCATGCTGCCTAGGATTTTTTAAGATACCAATTTGACGATAATCATTATTTACGACGAATCCCTGATTTTTTTCTATAGATATATTTGAATAGAACATCAAAGTTCTTGCACATAAGTTATTCAATGCTTCTCTACCAAATCCACCGTACGGTGCAATAATTGTTCTGAGTTTGGCACCTACCCCCGCTCCTACTATAGTGGCAGTTGCCCAAGTATAACCTGATCCAATGTTGGTAATTTGTATTTTATTTATTGCACCAGCATTGATACCACGGACGCCACCCACTTCGATCGGTACGATTGCAGTTGCGCCCACTCCATCTCCTGTTATTATAACAGTAGTATTTGTAGGATTTAAAGTATTTTCCACATATCCATATCCACCAGATATTACTGGAATGTTGTGTATTGCTCCATCCACTGCCAATAATTCGATATTAGATTGTAGTGTACTGGCATCACCAAGTGATAATTGAGCAGATAACTCAGCATCACTGCCATCGCCGGACATTGTTAATATGGCATAGGTATAACCAATACCGCCATCGTCAATTTGCACATCCACTAATCTTCCATCTTGAATGATAGGAATTAGTTGCGCCTCTGATTTTATAATGGAAAATTCTGCAACTGCATTAGATCCAGATACGCCACCTATAGAAACATTTGGTTGTACACTATATCCAGCACCACATTTAAGAGTGCAAATTGCCTTTGCTGCATCACCGGCATATGTAAGTGTAGCAGTTCCATTTGTAAATGATGGTCTAGCAGTACCAGTTGTAAGAGGATCACCCACGCCAGATGCAGTAAAAATAATACCAACAGCATTACTTGACGCGCCAATTGCCATAAAATTACTGGTGCCGACAGAAAGAATGGTATATTGTTGTCCAATAACAAAATTGCCTGCAGCAGTTATAACGCTGACCCCAATAGGTGGATTTGATGCATGGGTAGTTCCAGCACTGGTCACTGTGTACAGATTATCAAGATAAAATATTTGTGAGGTCGCTGCTACAGAGGTGCTTGCTGCCCATTCAGTTCCTATCTTTATTGTAGGAACTGTAATATAATTCTTGCCATAATTAGTTATGATAATTCTGGTGACTACACCAAATTCCATAATTGCCGTGGCAGTTGCTCCAGTCCCATCCCCAGTGATGGAAACAGTTGGAGGTGGCAGTGTAGTATCATATCCAGAACCACCATTAGTCATACTAATATCTCTGATGTTCTGTAGTAATTGAATACTATAAATTTCCTTTCCGGTATATGTCAATCCGATTGGGGTTCCAGTGGTAGTGACAACTGCATCATTTGCCAATGTTAGCAATGTGAAGGTAGTTGTACCATTAGTGGCTGAGATTTTATAGGTTGTCGGATCGGCATATCCAACAATGCTTCCGGTACCACTATTAGTTCCACTGATAGTAATTTGGTTTCCAATTGCAAGAGTGGTGGTGGCACAACTGAACTGTCCACCAGTTCCTGTAATCTGCACTCCGGATAGCGTGCGAACGAAAATGTTTGCCTTTGCATTAGTACCGACATACTTCAATGCTGCTGTACCATTTTCAACTATGTTATATGTATGAGTTGGACCCACGGTATTGAATTTACCGGATATTACAACTTGATATACATTATCTTGGTATGAAATTTTTTGTCCAGAAACTACTACTTGTTCTGAAGTCCATGCGGTGACATTAGCAAATGGAGGATCAATGCTAATTGTTGGGGTCATATAACCCGCGCCAGGATCAAGTATTTCAATTGAATCTAGATATACTGGATTTAGTTCTAAGTATCCATCTCCTGTCACTGAAATTTCACCATAAGTATAACCAGTGCCTGCCTTATCAATTTTAGCCGCTTGAATATTACCATTTGTGTAAAATTGAGTTTGGATAGATGATGTAACTGGAATATATGCTAATGTTGCAAATTTGTTTCTCAATCCAATTGGTATAGTATACATGAATTTCCAAATGTAACCATCTGGATATGTCATTGCTGAAACACCTATGTCATCTGGTTTATATGTTGAGAAAGCATTGTTGTTATTATCTATACAAATATATACATTATAATCATCTGTAACTACAAAATATTGACAGTCTTCAATTTTCTGCTTACCAGATTTTATTCCCTTTACTATAACTGCACTGGCAGTTGCATCAGTGGCATTTAACACCCCACCAATGATAACTGACGGAACAGTCGTATAACCAATCCCTCTATTTGTAATTTCAATATTTGTGATAACTCTATCAGTCAAATGTGCAGTTGCAGTTGCCCCTGATCCACCGCCTTGAATTACTACAACATGTTTTAATGGTACTGTACCATTTACAAGTATTCCACTAGTATGTGATGGTATGACAGTTGAACTAGATGTTCCACCACTGACAGTAAGATAAAAATTCTCGCCAAAGTATAACAGTTGACCACCCACATACAGTGTATTTGCTGTAAATGGGATACTTCCGTTTGATCCAATGTATATAACTGGTGGATGAGGATATTCACTGCCACCGGATTTCAAATTTATACCTTGGATCTCTGTGCTATACTGATCATCATACTGATCATATTGTATACCGGATTTCCACTCATAACTTGGAACTACAAATGAAACATCTGCAGGAGAAATTTCTTTCACTGTGATCATTTCATTTCTAGTTGACTGCTCGTATGTAATACTATCCACCGGAATCACAGGTGATAGTTCATCATCCCACTGCAACGTCTTGCCGAGGGTATAGAAATATCGAGCACTACGATTAGTGATCTCTTTATATATACCCTCAGCAATCGAATTGCGAAGAATAGTCTTTATGAGTGTTAAATTTGACATTTATATTAGCTAACTGTAATTGCCCAAGTGATAGAAATTGAATCGCCGATTTCTTTATTGACAACTGGGAAAGTTGTATGGCAAAGCATTGTGCCACCAGATGCAGCATTAAAAATTCCTGCCTCAGTAACAGCACCTGTACCATCGCCCGCAGCAAAAGATGCCACTGCTGTTACTACAACAGAGTCAACTGCAGTGATAGAGGTCAATACTTCACGGAAAAGACTTGATTCCATTGCTATATCTGTAACATCCGGCGCAGTAGTACCAGCACCAATTGCCATATGTGACATAACATCTATAGGAGTGTTAGACATACGTGCTGCAATGTATTTCTTACCAACTGTTACAACCAAATTAGGAACAACTAATTCTTGTTTAACTGCGCCGTCTGGTCCTGTTACAACGATAGACAATTCACCGTTCATTTTTAGATTTTCATTCAAGTCCATATTATTCTCCTTAGTTATAAATTAAAAAACTATCTTATTTTCCATATAATCCACGCCGTCATTTGCAAAAGTAGTCATATCCTCCAGGTATGCATTTTTCCATATCTGACCACCACTATCTAATACAGTCTGTGTATCATATTTATATGATAATGCAGACCCATTTAAAAATATATTCGTAGTATCTGATAAGAATATAGCATTGGAAAATGCTTTACCCGTATTAATACTAGATACATCTGATACTGGATCTAAGGTATCAGCAAATGGTTTATTGATATTAAAAATCTGTACATCTGATATAGTTGGTGCATCCAACAATACCTTATTAATATTGTAATTCTGCACATCTGACATAGTATTTAGCGAATCTGCAGCGAACTCTCGACTATTTACATTAATAAATGACGAGATGTATATTACATCGGATAATACCTTGCCAATAACAAAGTGATCCTTGGCATCAGTAACAACTGGTGCATCTGATAGTGCTTTGCCAATAACAAAGTGATCCTTGGCGTCAGCTATACTTGCTGTGTCGTATAATACCTTGAACCTTAAAATATTAATTAGATCAGTTATACTTGATGTGTCAAATAATACCTTGCCAATAACAAAGTGATCCTTGGCATCAGTAACAACTGGTGCGTCTGATAGTGCCTTGCCAATAACAAAGTGGTCCTTGGCATCAGTAACAACTGGTGCATCTGATAGTGCCTTGCCAATGTTAAGGAAATTTGCATCAGATACTGGATCCAACGTATCTGATACTTGTTTACCGATATAAAGGGCAGTTGTGTCAGATACTGGATCTAACGTATCTGATAGTGCCTTATCAATGGCAAATTGGTCCTTGGCATCAGTAACAATTGGGGTATCTGATAGTGCCTTATCAATGGCAAATTGGTCCTTGGCATCAGTAACAATTGGGGTATCTGATAATACCTTATCAATGTCGAAGTGGTCCTTGGCATCAGTGATAGGATCCAACGTATCTGATAGTGCCTTGCCAATGTTGAGGAAATTTACATCAGATACTGGATCTAACGTATCTGATACTTGTTTACCGATATAAAGGGCAGTTGTGTCAGATACTGGATCCAACGTATCTGATACTTGTCTGCCGATATAAAGGAAAGTTGCATCAGTAACAACTGGGGTGTCAAATAGTACCTTATCAATTGCAAAGTGATCCTTGGCATCAGTAACAACTGGAGCATCTGATAGTGCCTTTCCAATGGCAAAGTGATCCTTTTCGGCGGTAACTGAGAACGATTCATTATCTACTGTTGTTCCATCAAACAAATGGTGAGCGGAGTTCAGTAATTTAACATCGAAGTCTATAAATGGTTTCGGGTGAGTAATGTATATCGGTGGTTCTATAATTGGTGCTTTATCAAGATGAAAATGCTCATTATCTGGAACTAGAACAGACTCAAACAATCTTAAAAGATTTACTCTTAACATTGATTCTAATCCAATAAACAAATCAATGTCATTGGTAATAGTATACTCACCAAACATTGCAATACCGGACGGATGAATAAGCGTTTTTACTGCTGCCTTGTATGTATCCAGTCTTTCGTCTAATTGTATTACATATGAAAAAGTCTGATAGAATCTGCTATCCTGAATATACATAGCATCATCGAGGAAACCATTGTTTGCAGTATAATACCCAGGATACTTTGAAACAGGACCAAGTTTAAATTCTATAGTCGCCAGCAACGCCAGTTCAATACTTTCTATGGTATTTGAAGAAGAAGTTTGCCGCAATAACTCACCAACGTAATTGTGGGTAAAGAAATCAGTTGGTTCAATTGGATCAATATTATAGTCATACTGATTCATTAGAAATGATTCTGATGTTCCATTTGTAGAATCAGTGAAACTAATATGTTTATGGTTGAGACTGGGCACTGTAACTATGAAATCTGATACACTAAGATTTCTTTCCATATCTGTCTTAGAGACTAGATTATATACAAATCCTTCTTCATATAATCTATCCATACTGTATTGGATAATTTCAGCATTTATAATTGCCCCTTCATTATCTGTTTTTACTATCTTTAATATGGTTCCGGTAGTTCCAACTTCATATAATTCACCAATCTTGAAATGTTTACCGCCCTGCGTGATTTTAAGTTTAGTTATTGTTGGTACGATATGTGAGATAAAAGTTCCATCATACACTACTCGATCGTCAATGGATATATTACCAAACCATTTCCTATCTATGAAAAATTCATAGACTGGGTATCCGTCTATAGTTATACCTACATCTACCTGCTTATGTATCGCAGTAAAGATAGAACCAGTGGAGGTGATAATTTCAATTGTCTTGTCTAAAACTTCCTCTGCAGTTCCCAATACAATTTTTACAAATATAGATACTCTTTGTTCCCATCTCCCATCACTGGCACGGAGCATTTGCTGGCCAGGGTATGATATTGTTATTTCCTTATCAAACAGTAACCGGAATAGTAGTCTGTATGATGCCTCAGATCCTTTGGCAAGGTTTAAATCCTTGATATTGGGTAGCACAAACCTTTCATTGGCGAGGACAAATGGTATATTGGATGCATACTCACTCTTGAAATGCTTGATATACTCATCCAGAGTGGTATCAATGTCTCTGAGTGTCTTCAGGTCAGTGCTATAATCCTGCTGGAGGAATTCATAGTATGCCTTGACGAATGCAACAAATGCCTCATGGTCTTCCCGGACGAATCCAGGGAATTGACTTGAGACAATTGATGCTATATTTACTTTATCGGTCATGAGCGACTTGAGGTGAATATGTAGTTCTGACCGGCACGTAGATTACCATTTGAGGTTGTATCTGGGATGGCAGTTATTGTCATGCGTTCCGGTACAATACGGGCAATCTGATGGAATGCAGATACCACATCATTTGACTGAGGTTTGATGATCAGGTGGAATTCTGTCTCTGCCAGCGCAGTGATATTCAAGTTCTGTATCTTGATATATCCAGTTGCGTAGTCCACTGTACCAATGGTTGGGTTTACAATGATATGGTTTACAGTGGTCCCTGCCTGCAACCCTGTCTCAGAATTGTTATGACGGAATAGTTGAATATTACCAACTCCATCGTCTTGCAGGTAATGTATTTCTGTACTGCCTGGAACATAGAACCCATGCGAACTAACAGCATTTTCTGCCACATGCTCAGTATAGATTGGGTTGATGATGTTTACAATATACTCAGCATAGATATTATATCTCGGCAGCAACGAAACATGCAATAGTATAGTGGAAATATTGTTCACAATGGCAGGTTCAGTATTATCAATCAATCGACTGAGTTTGGAGAACCGAAATACACCATCAAACTTCTGCAGGTCATTCTCATTATAGTTGAGAATGGTGCTTGATACTAGACTACTAATTTCAGATGGTGACCGAGTGGTTTCACGGTCATTGAAGTACACTGTAGTTGTCAGAGCAATATTGATATACTCTGGATCAATAATCTCCGGTGTAATTGATACGACGTTGCGGGATCCAAGTATGTCGTCTATGATTTCATTTTTCTGTACAATCGATAACTTGTCTAAATCCTTGGGCTTCACACAGATGAACGTCTTGCCATAAACAGGCGGTACATTATCCTCACCACCCCAGACAGATACAGACTGAGCAGCAGGAAAGTTATTATAGATCAAGGATTGATAGTCATCTGCAGTGACTGCTCTATTCTGCGCGGTGTATGCCTTGGGAGCATTGAACTTGATACTGGCAATACTTTCAATATCGGCACCCTTATAAGCTGCATTTTTCAAAAACACACTGGCAACAGCAGTCGTGGCAAGTATTCCAGTATAAGTGAATACCTTTGCCCCATTTACCTTTGGTCCATTGGTCACGAAATATTCCATGTGTACCACACTACCGTTGGGTAGTTCCAAGCCAAGCAAGCCATCACCAAACTTCAATTCATAGAGTTGGTTTTCAATTTCCTTGACAAAGTATACACGATCGGATCCAGTTACGTTCAGAATAGAATCAGCACGGGTATATGTGTGGAACACAGTTGATTGTGATGACTCTTGGACCCTGACAGTCAGTGTGGACATGTCAACATTGCTATTTGGCACCATATAACGGGCACCGGCAGCGGCAGTATATTTGAATGTTACCGGAGTGCCTTCCTTGATAACCAAATCAGAGAATACATATC